CCCCCTCATTGGCTCTGTCTCTTGCGAAGGCTAAGTACTGTGAAGAAGAAGGAGAAGAGTCGCTTGAACCAGTACCGTCCGAGGAGGTCTTAACTTTTTCTTTGTCTTTGCTTTCAGTATTTTCAATGATCGTCCCATCATCTTCGGCCTTTTTCTGACCAGCATTGATAGTTGCTTGGAGAGCTTCATCTATTTCTATTGTACCGTCTTCATGTTGTTTGAACGCTGATATTGGTTCGTCCACCTTTGCAGGAGGTTCCACCTTTGCAGGTTCTTCTACAGCAGGGGTACTAACTGCTGCTTGTTCTGATGCTTCTGGAATGTCAATTAAACCGTCTCCAAGGTTTGTACTGAACAATCCGTCCTTTTCTTCATTAGCCATTTTCTCTTCTTTTTTTTATAAAGTTAATATTAACTATAATCTAATACTAATTATTAGATGTGAGTTTATGTTTGCTATAGCGTTTACTACTTCTTTGCTGCTGGTTTTGCGGTTGCTTTCTTTCGATCAGTAACCTCAGTCACCTTATTATGACGTATTGTTTCCTTTAAATCTTTGTTCAACAACTCGTAATCCTTTGCCACTTTCTCCTGATCCAACTTAAGTTTTTCAATATTGAGAATATGTTGTCTAATAGTATCTTCATCTCCACCATCTTCACTACCAATCTCAGCTACAGTAATCTTAGTTTCAGATTCAAGAACTTTTTCTTTGAACTTCTGTGCTCTTTCTTCCTTCTTGTCTTGCAGAGCAAGTTCAGCTTGTTGTTGTTGTGAATCAAGTTGAGCCTGTTGTTGTTGAGCAGCAATTTTCTCAGCATCCTCTTCATACTGTTCAATCTTACGTCTCATAGAAGACATTGAATCAGATAGATAAATATCCATCAGACCAGAGAAATTGATCTTATCGTTCTGTAGACCAGCTTGAGCAAGTTGTTTCATAGCTTGAATCAATTCAGCATCATTCGTTGAGTTACTGATCATAATACCGTAGTCAGCTTCATTGAACATCTGACCGTCGATTTCTGTGATAACCGAACTCATCTCGTCTGAAATGTATTGCAACTTCTCATGACTCTTATTTCTCCACGCATACTTCGCAGTTTCGAGTAAGGCTGTAAGAACACGCATTTTAGTATTGTCATGCATCATGAACCACTTCTCAGTGATATGAGATGACTGACTTACAGCACGTTCAATACCACCTACTGTCTCACGATTCTCAATCTGTCCTTGACGTTGAGCGTTCACACCAGCGATCTCACCAAGCTCACGCTTAATGAAGTCAAGCATCATTACGTGTTGCTGGATATAGCTACCCATCTCAAGGTCAATAACTTTAGAGTTCTGGTTCATTTGACCAGCAAGTTTTCCTTGAGAAGAACCTTTGTTGCTTTCTTTAAATGGGTCTTCTATAGCCCATCCCATGATCTCAGCATAATACATCCACTTGTCCATATCCCAACCTTCCGGAATACGAGACATATCCATTACAGAAATCTTTCCTTTACTCTTAGCGAAGGCAAGTTCTGTTCGATACATAAATACATTATATAGGTATTGGTAAGGCTTCATTCTATCCATTAGAGAACGAGACTGTGACGTATTAGTATTATAGAGAGTTCCTATATAACCTGATCCTCCTTGAGATTTATTACCCATACTACGGAATTGGATCGGTCTTGGACCCCATTTAACATAAATATCTTCTGCGATACGAGTACCTTCCCACCATTCATTAATCCAGAACCAATCAATTTTCTCGCCTAATTCCTTATTCATTTTATAATTCTCGTCCACAAGTTCTTTCTGAAGTTCACCATCTTCATCATACCAACTCTTCTCTCCTACTTTCCTCATACTCACCCACACAACTCTAACAACACGTACTTCACCAGCATCACTATAAGCTGCTATATTTTGAGTACCAAAATCATCTGTATCAAATACAGCAAAATTCCAATCTTTTCCATAGGTTCCACTTAAATCACCTACACTACCAACAGGATTTGTAGGAGGACGATGAACATCCGGATAAAATATCATATCAGTAGATTTCTGTCCACCAGAAATATATCCTTTTTCAATAGCATCAATCTGAGTAGATGTCAAATGGTCATAGTAATTATCTATAACCCAACGGATTGGTTGATAAGTATCTTCAATAATAATGTCTGCATCTTCAATCTTGTAACTCGCACCAGTACGAATCACCGTAAGAGATAGAGGGTCTACTTTCCTCACAACTGGTTCCCCTCCTACTATATCTATATTGTAGACTTCCATCCCGGCTACCAGTGCATCCTCGAATCCTCTGTTAAACTTGATTTTTAGGTCTTGTTCTTTCCATAAATATGTAAGATATTGAGTAGCCCTACGTTCACGCAAGTCTTGAGCTTCAAATTTACTCCACTTCTCAAGTTTCTGAATTTCTTCAGCTAATTTTTCTTCATCGTAGTTTTCATCTTCGATGGCACTCATAATGAGTTGCTTCATTAAATCTTTCTGATCCTCTTCTTTTTGAGAAATTGCATCCGCATTGACAATCATAACTCTCCAATCAAAACGTCTTTTAAACTCTTCTCCAATGAGTAAGTCTATTTTAGGATTTGCTATTGGATAGTTCTGCATTTTAGCAGGAAAGGTTGCTCCTTTGATTCCCCAAGGATTAACTGCTTGTTCTATATCCTTTTCGTCGAGAATGTCAGCACGTAAATTGTAATTAACTATCATGTCTCTTTTACTCTGGACAAGATTACTATCTCCATTATATGACATATCAATAGACGCTTCGATACAATCAATTGCAAACGACTTACCTTTTTTAGCAGTTGATTTCTTCTGATAGGGGAAATGAGATGTTCGTTTAAGTGTACTTCCTATACTCATAATATTTTAACTTTGCAAAGTTTCCATAAATTTATCGAATTTTTTCCTTATTCATCTTAATATAGTCCATTATTGTTTTGTTACTATAGCTTTTACTTCCATCTCCTACATGTCTGTCAAAGAATGGATCGTTCGCAATCTGAGCCATTTGCTTCGATCTGATATGATTTTTAAACTGAAGACGATCTTCTCGATAGATCATCAGCATAATAAGAGCTGATATATCATCAAAGTTGTCATCCGGATTCCAAGCAATAGTTTCTTTTAAAAGGGGTATTGATCTAATCTTATCAAGATTTATTATCTCTGATGGTAATATGTTACCTTCCTCATCTTCTATCTCTTCACCATAAGCAGGAGTTTCCATCCAACTTACAGCTCTTTGTAATCCATAGAGAATAACAGGAGTACTTGCATACGTACCTTTTGAATTATTCCCAATTGTATTAGCCTTACTAATTCCTTTGTCTTTTAGAATATCTGGTTCATCACATAATAAATGAAGATGTCCTTTGTTGTAGAAATATCCGTAAATACCTTTTTTGTTACGTTCATAATTACCAACAGCATTGTAAAACTTCAAGATTTTCCTTACTATCTCAAAGAATTTATCAGCAGCAGGTCTTCCTTTATAATGACAAACAATTCTATCAGTAAGTAAATCCAACACTAAGATAGACCCAACTGAATCGGTTGTTGATCCGTCATCATCATACGGGTCAATTCCGGCAATGTATCGTCCAAAAGGTATTTCTTCATCATGTCCCTTCTGAGGCATTTCATATATCTCAATGACTCCCAACTTGTTATTATCTTTTATAGGAAACTCATGAAGAGGAATTCCTGTCGTATTGTACTCAAACTTAATACGTTGGGCTACTGGATCGACAGTCAGATCAGCTTTATAAATACTATCAATGAATTTTCGTTTATTTGTCATAATATGCCCAAGTCTCGCTGAAGCTCGTATTGTGTCGAACATAGTACCTTGTACACGTAGAAAGGCTTCTCCGGGGGTCTTAGGCTGCTGAGTGATGAATTTATTGTATGCAGCACGTGATCCCTTACGTCTTTTCGCTCTTTTAACATCCAGAGATTCTTCAGCAAGCACTCTATGAGAATTTCCTTCAATATCTACATAAGGAAGTTCCTCAGTTTTTTCTTCTTTCTCTCCCCATTTATTAGTAACATAAAAAGTTTTCTTAACAGAACCGGGATAATACCACATATCATCTATGAACCATCCACAGTCACCTGTAGCATTTTCATCGTAAATATTTTCATATGAAGCAAGTCCATAAGGTTCCGGATCATAATACATCTCGTGGAAGTCTTTTGTACCTTTTTCCATATCACCACCAGTTCCCCAGATTAGAGGAGTTCCTGTCATAATATCACCATCACGGAAAGTAGGTTCAGAG